CGGTTCCGGTGCGGTGCTTCGACAGGGCGCGGCCCTGGCCTTCCGTCAGGCCCTGTTCTTCCAGCTCGGTCATGCCGCCGTGGCGGGCCTTGTCGAGGGTGAAGCCTTCGACGGGCAAGCCGGCCTCTGCCAGCCTGTTGGCGAGCGCGGTGATGTCCTGCGAAAGCCTCGTGCCATTGCCGAACAGTTTTTCGTTTCTCTGGCAGACGATCGACAGGCCGTTGCGCGGCACCCTGGCCAGGATCGATTCGGCCTGTGGATACGTCCTGACGATCTCGCCGGTCGTCTCGTCGCGGTATTCCAGCGGATGCTCGGCCCGCTCGCCGTTCTTGCGGTGGTTGACGATGATCTTGTCGGGGGCGGATGCACCGCGATAGCCGGACCATGCGGCATAGCCCGCGCCAATCGACGAAGGGCGCATCAGGAACTCGAAGGCCAGCACGGCCGCCGCGGCGAGCTCGGGGCGGCCGTTTTCGATCGCGCCCTCGGCGAAGGCATAGACCGTGTCTCGGTCGACATGGCCCTTCACCGCCTTCTTGCGGCGCCTGAGGGTGACGCCCTCCCAGGGGTTGGGCGTGTCGGGGCGAAACAGGTCGGGATGATGGGGGCGCATTCGGCCCCACATGGCCTTGCAGTAGGTCACGACCTTTTCGGCGGTGCGCGCCGCGCCAGCCTCGTGGAAGGCGTGGTAGACCTTCTCTGCCGTCGTTACGCCGACATGGGCGATCTTTGCATCACCAATTCTCGCCTTCAGGCCGTCGCTCCTCAATATTTCCAGATCGCAGACGCGCTGGAGAATGCGGCGATAGTCCGGCCGGCTGTACTCGCCGACGCGCTCGAGGAAGCTGTCGTGACGCAGATAGGCATTGACCAGCCATTCGACCGTGCCGAAGCGGGAGAGATCGGGCAGCAGCGAGACGCCGCGCTCGGAGCGCCAGCCGAGGAGCCGTTCGTTCCAGACGCCCGCCTCCTCGTTCAGTTCCTTCTGGGTCAGATCCTTGCCCAGCGTCACCGCGCGATAGGGGCAGCCCTGCTTTCGATCGGCCGTCGGCGCCGTCCAGTAGAAGGTGACGACGCCGTCCTTGCCCTTTCGGTGCGAGACATAGCGGGGCATGTGCATCGGGACCATCACCAGGCCTCCGGGAGACCGCTTGCGGCCTCGGGGTTGATGACCCTGTCCAGATCGGATTTCCGCCATGCGCGAAACTTTCCCTTGCCGGTGCCTGTGTCGATGAAGGGTCGCGGCCAAATCGTGCCGACCCGGCTGACGAAAGCCTCCACCGTCTTCTCGCCAGCATAGGCCGCTGCCAGCTCGTCGCGCAATACGGCGGGCCAGCATCCGCTCGGGATCAGGGCTTCCTTAGCCATGGCCCGCCTCCTCGACTTCGCGATTGAGCAGATCGGCCTGGACCTGCGAGCCGGCCGGGCAGGGCGTGGCGACGACGATCCGGGCATTGGCGGTGACGAAGGCCGCGCCGCAGGTGAAGTCCCGGCGGGCGAAGAGGTCAGGCACGGAGTAGATCAGGCCGTCATTGTAGGGATCGCCGCAGACGGGGCAGCGGGCGAGGGTGGCGAGCTTGGCAACGTGTGCGGCGGTCATGGCTTTGCCCCTTCCGCGATCGTGCGCCCGGCGCTCAGGCCCTCCGAGGCATCCTTCCGGCGCTGCCTGGCGCTCCGGGCGGCATGTTTCAGCCGGGCGACCGTCATGATGACCGGCTTCACTTCCGGTTCCGCCTGGTCGTAGCGCATGCCGAACCGGGCGGAGAGAAGAGGCAGGACGCCGCGCGGGATCGCCTCCCAGTTCGATGGGTCGGTGTTCTGCTTGTTCCCGTCGCGGCATTTCAGGCACATGCCGGCCGGCACGGGACCGTTGATCTTTTCCCATTCGATGCGCTGTACCGACTGCCATCTGGCCTGCATCGGCAGGCCGTCATTGACCTTGCGCTCGCGATAGCCGTCCTTGCTGATGCGTTCCGCGCCGATCGGCTGGTAGACATGCTTCGCCACGCCGCTGCGCTGCCCCTTCCTGAACTGCGTTTTTTGCGCGTTCGGATGCCTGCCACCGGTTCCGGGCGGGCATGTCTTGCCCTTGTTGAACGGGTCCGCGCCGTTCTCGAACCGGCCGGTGCGGCCTGTTTTCCAACCCCTGCGCTTGCGCAAGGCGTGTAGATTGGCGGCGGATATGTCGGACCGGCCGAAGCGCGCGACGAAGCACCGATGGTAGTCGCTGATCGCCAAGGTGCGATTGGCCTCCAGCCACGCCATCTCGTCCGCGGAATAGATGATGCGCGCGCCCTTCATTCCGGCTTACCCTCGAAGGTGGGCAGATACTTGCCGACGAAGGCGCCGTGTTCGGCGACGAGCTTTGCCGCCTTCAAGGCGAGATCGGCGTTCTGGACGATCTGCTGGCTGACGGAAACCACGGCCTCGGTCCGCTTCACCTCGTTCTCGATCTGCTCCGGCGTCATGTCCTCGTCGCTCAGGCGCTCGAGCTGGGCGAACAGGTGGTTGTTGAGGTCGATAAGCTTGTTCTTCATGGCGTCGGTTCCTTTTGTCGGTGGTGGCAGATCCTCGGGACAAGCCCGCGGATGATGGGGGCGGGCTCAAACCCGCATCGGCATCAGCACGACGAGGTTTTCCGTGTGGTCGCCGTCGGCGCGCAGGATGGCGGGGGAACCGACGTCCTGGATGGCCATGGTGATCGTGCCTTCGGTCAGGTGGCCAAGCGCCTCCAGCACGTATTTTGCGTTGAAGCCTGTCTCGATCTCGGCCTCGCCGTCATAGGCGATGGCCTCCTCGGCATTGCCGGCGTCGGGATTGGTGACGGTGAGCGTCAGCTGGCCGTCCCTGAAGGCGAAGCGCGCGGCGCGGCCGCGCTCGGTCGAGACGGTGGAGACGCGATCGACGGCGGCGGAGAGCGCACGTCCGTCGAGCTCGACGCGCATGGGGCCGGCCTGCGGGATCACCCGCTGATAGTCGGGGAAGGTGCCGTCGATCAGCTTCGAGGTCAGCCGCGTGTCGGGCGTCACCACCATGATCTTGGCATCCGAGGCGGCGATCTCGACCATGCCGTCCTTCGGCAGGATCTTCGCCAGCACGTTCACCGTCTTTCTCGGGATGATGATGCCGGGCGGGCCCGTCATGCCGTCGGGCAACGCGATGAAACGCTTGGCGAGGCGATGGCCGTCGGTTGCCACCAGCATCACGCCGCCCTCGACGGCATGCAGAAAGACGCCGTTCAGGTAGTAGCGCGTCTCCTCGGTCGAGATGGCGAACGAGACGGCGTCGAGCGCCGAAGCCAGCGCCTTGGCCGGCAGCTCGAAGCGGCAGGGCATGTCGGCGGCGCCCATGGTCGGAAAGTCGGAAGCGTCAAGCGTCTGCAGCGAGAAGCGCGAGCGCCCGGCCTTGATCCTGACGCCGGAGACGGAAGCATCGGCGGCCTCGACCCTGATCTCGGCGCCGTCCGGCAATTTCTTGACGATGTCGAGCAGAAGATGGGCCGGTACGGTGAAGGGCTTGACCGGCCCTTCGACCTCGGCTGCAAACTCGATCTCGGCCTCGGTGTCGAGGTCTGTCATGCGCGCCTTCAGGCGACCTTCGCCCTCGGGTTTCGACAGGCAGACATGGCTCAGGATCGGAATGGTGTTGCGGCGCTCGACGATGGCGCCGGTGAGCGAAAGCGCTGCGAGCAGGGCGGATTTCTCGGCGGTGAACATGGTGAGGCTTCCCTTGAGGTGGTCGCCAGAGACCAGGCCGGTCTCTGGCGATGGTCGACGTCAGATCGCGCCGCTGGCCGCAGCCATTTCCGGCTTGCCGCGATAGCAGAGAAGGCCGGTCGCCTCGGCGGCGCGGGCGAGGTCTTCCTCGATCTGGCCGGTGATGACGACGTCGGGGCGGTGGAGCTTGAAGAACCACTTGATCGTGCCGCCCGAGGCGCGGTAGCGCAGGCGCACCGGGATGCGCGTCGCCGTGCCCATGAAGAAGGGCGGGATGCTGAGGATGAACAGGCCGGGCACCGTGATCCGGTTGCCGGCGGAGTCCTTGTGCTCCTCGTCCCAGGTGATCTCGCCTTCGCCGCTCTGGAGGGTGACATTGTTCTTCACCCGGCTCTCGACATGGATCTGCAGGCCGCGCGACAGCTTGACCATCTCGTTGGGGGCGGCGACCTTGAGGCCGAAGAGATTTAGGTAATGGTCGGCCTCGCGCGGTTCGGGGGCGGCGAGCTCGGGCAGGTGGTCCTCGATCCATTCGGCGAAGTCCGCCTGGTCCATGGGCTTGCCGTCCTGCCTGATCCAGGCCTGCCATTCCTCGGACAGCGGGAAGGGATAGTGGACGCGGTGCTTGCCATTGTCGGCCAGGCCGCCGGATTCGTTCTTGTGATAGTCGACGACGGCGGTCAGAGAGGGGTTGCGCCAGTCGGTATCGGCGAAGATCGCGCTGTCATCGGTCTTGTGGCGGTTGGTCAGATCGACAAAGCTGTCGAGCGTGTTGACGGTCGCCGTGCCCTTCTTGCGCTCGGGATAAAGGCGGTATTCCTCGATCAGGCTGCGGATCGAAGCGGCCGAACCGTTCTTGCGGTTGATGAGGATCGGGATTTCCGCAGGCAGGCTGTTATGGGGTGAATAGATCGTCACGAGTTCGGTGCCGGCGTCATCGGCCAGGCGGCGGACGGCCTCGATGTCGATCGGCGTGCCGGAGGTGAAGCCGGGGTTGATAAGCAGCGGTTCGCCGGCCGGGGCGGCGTTGGAGGTCTTCTCGGTCATGGTCCTGGTCCTTTTCTGGCGGTGAGGCGGGGGTTACGGACGCGACGTTTCGATGGCGCGCGGGCCGCCGAACATGTCGCGCTGGTTGGGATGTTCGGTGGAAAGCCCGCCGTCCTCGGTGACCCAGAAGACGTCGGCGCGGCGCGGGCGTTTCGGCACGGTGGTCGAGATGTCGTTGTTGATGGTCGCCATGTTGTTCTGCACCGAGAACTTCATCTTCAGCGTCAGGGAACCCTTGAAGGTGCCCTTGGGCGCCTCGTCGGACATGGCATAGAGTTCGCGCAGGACCTCGGCGATCTTGGCCGACAGATCGGCCTTCAATTCGCCCTGCTCGAGAACTCCGACCAGCATGTCGGCCTCGCGGATAATTTTCATGGTGTGGCTCCTTTCCTTGTCCTCACGGACTGTTGGTCCTCCGGACGGGGCGCGGAACGATCCGCGACGGCCGTTCGGCCTGTAGGGTTGCGTCGTCAGAAGGGAATGTCGTCGTCGAGGTCGCGCGAAAAGCTGCCAGTCGAGGCGGCACCTGTGGGCGCCCGGCTGGTTTCGCGCCCGTATTCTTCCGGACCTCCGGCCGGCGGCGGGCGGTTGCCACTGGGCGAGCCGAGCAGGGTCAGGTTGGCGTTGAAGCCCTGCAGGACGACCTCGGTCGAGTAGCGGTCCTGTCCCGCCTGGTCCTGCCATTTGCGGGTCTGGAGCTGGCCCTCGATATAGACCGGCGAGCCTTTCTTCAGGTACTGCTCGACGACCTTGGCAAGGCCTTCGGAAAAGACGGTGATCGAGTGCCACTCGGTCCTTTCCTTGCGCTCGCCGGTGTTCTTGTCGCGCCAGCTTTCGGAGGTGGCGAGGCGAAAACTGGCGATCGGCCGGCCGTCCTGAGTGCGGCGGATTTCCGGGTCGGCGCCGAGATGGCCGATCAGGATGACCTTGTTGACGGAACCGGCCATTACCTGGCCTCCTCTCGTTGGGGAGTGGTGGGGAAGGCGTTGTGCTCGACGCCGTCGAACAAGCGGCCAGCGAGACGTTTGCCAGACCGCTGCATCCACACGTGGTTGCCTCCGTCAGCCGCGAGATCGCTGCCATTCCCCCCTCGGTCGGTCAGCCGTAGGCATGGGACGTTCTCAACGAGCGGATAGCCAAGGCTCTCCGGCCCGCGAGGCGCCCATTCGCCCCACTGCTTCAACAGGAAGGGCACGCCGGCGGCGGCGCACTGGTCGCGCAGGACGCGCGCCCAGTCGGGATGCATGGGGCGGGCGTCCGGTCCGCTCTCGCCGCCGGCGACGACCCAGTCGAGGCCGGACTTGACCTGAATGGTCGGGTGCACCTTGGTGAAGCGACCAATCTCGCGATCCATCCAGTCCTGCGGCGGCTCCATTACGGTTCCGCACCTGGCATCCATTTCGCTCCAGGCTGGCTTGCAGCGGCATCCGCCACAATGTGGGCAGGCGAGCGTCCAGCCATCGCCCTCGTCTTTGTGACGGCACGGATCGGCGCTATGCAGCCAGAATGCGTTCCGGCACGCTTTGCAGGTGACATGGGCTGTGGCGGTCCAGCGGGAGATATCCACCGGCCCGAGCAGCGGCTCTGCGCTGATCCAGCGGATGGCGGCAGGCGTGTCGAGCAGGATCGGGATGCGCTCGTCGGCGCGGCGCTGGTCCTCGACGGAGACGCCGAGCCAGACATTGTGGAGTGGGGCCCATGTGCCGCTTTCTCGAGCTCCCGAAACGCGCATCACGGCCTCGGCCTCTGCAATAGAGTTCTTGACCGGACTTATGGCCCTGACTGCTGATCGCATCTCCATTTGCCTGCCGTATAATCCGGCTTTACTGATTGACTGCAGATACTTCCGCATCCGCTCCGGCCGCTTGGTCAGCACCTGAAACGTATGCTGAGGCGCCAGCGCCATGACGGCGAAGATCTGATCAATCCATTCGTCCGGAACGCCCTCGGCGAAGAGGTCGCCATGGGCGCAGACGAAGATCATGCGCGGCTTTGTCCAGCGCAGCGGCTGGTCGAGCCACTCAGCGTTGAACCGAACTTCGCCGGTCCAGACATGCTTGCCGTTGACCTGTTTCGTCAGGCCCTTGCGGCTTTCGTGGTTCTTGAGGCGGGTGCCGGCGAGGGCCATCGCATAGCAGTTGGTGCAGCCCGGCGAGACGATGGAACAGCCGGTGATCGGGTTCCAGGTGGCGTCGGTCCATTCGATATCGGTGTTGTCAGCCATGGACCTTCTCCCGATTGAGCTTGACCTTGTCGATCTCACCGGGGCGGGCGCATTTGCGCGCCTCGTCGGCGGTTTCTGCGCGGACGTCCTGGGTGGTTCCGTCCTTGAAATGGATGCGGAAGGGCAGGGCGGTGCCGGTGGCCCGGATGCGACGCGAGGGGCGGTTAGCCATGGGCGTGGGCCTCCAGCATGTCTTGCCAGCGGCGGAAGCCGTCGAGCTTTCGGTCGGCCCGGGCGTTGTGGGCCTCGTCATCCATCGGGATGACTTCGAACAGCCATGCGATCGCGGCATCCATGTCGGCGAGCTCTTCGGCGAGGCTTGCCCGATTGGGAATTCCCGTCTTAGGATCGGAGGCATCAAGCCCCTGAATGAGGCAGCGCGACAGGATCTTCGACAGTTCGGCGGCTTCTTCCGCCGCCTTGCCGAGCGCCTGGTGAATGACGGTGCGCGATTCCGGAAGCCAGAGGGTGATGTCAGCCATGGACCTTGCCTCCCAGCAATGCGGCGGCGCCGTCGAGCAGGGCGAGGTAGGCGATGGCGAGGCGAAGATTGGCGGCGGGCTCGGTGAGGGCGCGGGAATTGCCCTCGACGATGGCGATGGCAAGGTTTTCCGCGCCGTCGCAATCGATCGGGCCGGCAAGGAGATTGCCATTGCCGTCGAGAAGCACGGCGGCGCCGGCGGCATGGGTGGCCATGCGCGGGCTGCCGTCCTTTGTGGTTCCGTCGCGGGTTTCACCCGCGGTGAAGGTTGCAAACAGGGCGTGGCCGTTGGCAAAGGGCCGCGCCGGGGTGTCGCACAGGACAAGATCGGGTTTCATCATCAGCCTCGCTTGGTCGGTTTTTGGGTGCTGGCCGCCACATGGGCGGCGTGGATGGCCTTCTGGTCGCAGAAGAGCTGGTAGCCGCGCAGCTTCTTGAACAGCGCGAGGAAGCGCTCCTCGGCGAGCATGGGGCCCCAGGGGCGGATCGCGCCCTTGAGTTTCGGAAGGTGGAGCCGGCGCCGTAGGGGGATGCCGTCGGCGGCCTTCGGGCCGAAGAGTGCGAGGCTCTCGGCCGCCACCATGCGTTCGTCCATGGCCTCGACCACCATGCGTTGACGATTGGTCCAGGCCGACGGCGGCGGCAGCTTCGCTGCGGTGTAGATGGCCTCGTCCCAGCCGGCCTTGATGTCGCCCACGGCGCGATGCAGCGCCTGGCCTATGGCCGCGCCATGGCGGTCGGACAGCACGGCGGCGAGCAGCGCCTGGAAGGGGCGCGTCTTGTCGCCGATCAGATATTCATGGCCGTCATGCAGCAGGAAGAGCGCTGCGGTCAGTTCGTCCTCGCCCTCGGCCAGCAGCGCTTCCGCGCCCATGACCGAGTGCTGCGCAACGGACAGCGCGCCGCCCGCCGGCATGCCGGAGAAGCGGGCAATGCGCGACAAAGCGCCGGCGAGAACCGCGAAATCCACCTCGGCCGGATCGGGCCGGGCGAGATCCATCAGGCTGCCGTCGACACGGAAGCAATCGACCGAGGCTGGGGAGAGCGGGCGCGGCGTCATACGGTCAGATCCAGATTGGCGGCGATGTGGCGGTCGCGATAATCCGACCAGCCGGGGAAGCGCTCGGCGATCTCGCGGGCGCGGCCATTGCGCAGCATGCGCAGGAAGCAGCGCGCCTCGAGGAAGAGCAGCACGTCGAGCGCATAGTCGATTGCAGCAGCCAGTTCGGCGGCTTGGCAGCGATCGTCGCCGCGGACAATGCGGACGAGGAACAGAATGCCGAGGACGAAATTGCCGGCCAGTGAGAGGATGAGGAGCGTGCCCATCGTCAGATCCTCGCGGCGATGGCGTAAGCCAAAGCAAAGACGAGGGGGGCGAGCACGGCCAGTTCCACCGCGCGGCTGCGCAGGATCTGCGGAGAGAGGCAAAAAGCGACGGTGAGATCGGGTAAGCGCGCCGACCGCCGGGGAGGAACGGCGATCGGCGGCGGCACGCGCGCGCCGAACGGGGTCAGGTGGTCCGCTTGCCTGTCGGCAGGTTCGGCGTCATGATGCGCGCGAAAGTAGTATGGGGGATCGACATGCGGAAAAGCAAGATGGCCGTTCTGGCCGTCGCCCTGGTGGGCATCCTTTTCGTGCCCAATGCCTTTGCCGACGAGCGTGCGGCGCGACTGGCCGGAGAAATCCTCGCCTATGGCAGCGCCTGCCCCAGTGTCGAGATAGACTATCAGGCGGTCGAGCTGTGGGCGACGCTCAAGGGCGTCGACATCGGCCAGATCCGCGCCCGGGCCGGCGGCGACTTTCTCGCCATATCCGCCGGGCGCAGCCAGGCGGCAGCGCGGCTCAGAACCCGAACGCTGAGCGAGGTCTGTTCCGAGGCGCTGGCGCTCTACGGACCGGACGGCACGATCGCCGATGATATGCTCATGCCCCGGTGAGGGTGTGGTCGTGAATGCTGACTGTCGCATGATGGCCTCGCTGCCTTTGCCCGGCTCTCCGGACCCCATCGCCGCCGCCCTGGAGGTGTGGACGGCGGCGACGGACTGGCGGAGAAATCCCGCTTCGGGGTTGGCGGGACAGAGAGAAGGTTGCATAAAGTGCAACTAGTGTAAAGAGGCAAAGTTGCGCAAAGTGCAACTTGACGCGCGACGTTCTTTCAGCACGACATGCAACCGCGCGCCGGATGCGATTCGGCGCGCTGTAGCCTGTGAGTTTTTATGGATAGGGACGGCGGGCGGTCAGCCGGTCGTGCCGTCTTTCTGTTCCTTGAACATCAGTTTGAGCATTTCGATTGCCCGATCGCGCTGTTCTTCGGATTTGTCGCGGAAGAAGCGCGTTAGCCAGTCATCATCAGGATGATGGAATAGACCCGGCACATCTGTGCCGAAGAGGCCAGCCAGTTTTTCGAGATAGTCCTGCTTGGGCAGGGTTCCTGTAAACCAGCGCGAGACCAGTCCCTTGTCCGCGCCGACCTCCCGGACGATGTCCGCCTGGCGTAGGTTCCGCTTCTCCGCCCACTCGACGATGTAGTGGATGCGCTGCGGTGTCTTGTCGCCGTGGATCTGGATCGTGTTGCTCATGTTGCAACTCTACCAAATCGGGTGGTTTTCGACGTTCGGCCAGCGTGCAACTTCGGGGCTTGCATCAAGTTGCAACTTGTGCAACTAATGACGGCATGGATACGAAACCGCAGCTCACGCGCTATCGGGAAGAACAGGGCCTCACCCTCGAGGCCCTTGGTCTCTTGCTGACCCCGCCAGTGAACAAGTCGACTGTCTTGCGATGGGAGCGTCATGGCGTTCCCGTCGATCGCATTGTCGACGTTGAACGTGCGACCGGTCTGGCGCGGCATGTGCTGCGCCCGGACATTTTCGATCCGGCATCCATCTGCAAGGAGGCTGCCGAATGATGTCTTGTCCGTCGTGCTCATGTTGCGGTCCCCCGTGATCTGATGGGCTGACCCTACGCGCGGGCTGAGGCGCGATCACCGAATGATTCTGGACTTTCCATTCCTTGATTTCCGGGGAGGTTTTCGTGCGTTCCATTTCCGACAGAGACGGCAAGGCCCTCAAGGCCGCGACGCGGCGATCGCTGGACATGGCCGGCGGGCCGGAGAGCTTCCAGCATGTGACGCGTGTGCGCCAGGGCCAGTTGTCGAAATATGCCTCGCCGGCCGAGGAGCACGTGGACAGCTTCATGCCGCTCGACATCGCGCTCGAGGCGGATCTCGAAGCCGGCAGCCCGATCATCGCCGAACAGCTGGCCCGCATGCAGGGCTATCGGCTGGTCAAGGCGGAAGCCGAGCCGGAGGGCAATGGCCTGTCGCATCGCGACCTGTCGGCGCTGCATGCCGAATTTTCCGACGTGGTGCGGGTGACCCATGACGCGCTGGAAGATGGCCATGCCGATGCTTCCGAGCGCCGCCGGATCGGCCGCGAACTTTCCGAACTGAAAAAGGCGATCGCGTTGATCGAGGGAAAGATCGGGGGTGGGGCATGACCGCGCGCTCGCCGATCGAACCCGGCCTTCTGCCGACCCCGGACATGTGTGTCATCGACTGCGACGGCGCGGTCTTTTCGATCGTCGCGCGCGGCGATGTCAAGGACGTGGCGGCGCTTGTCTCGATCGAAGGGGCGCGCGACTGGCGACCGCTTCGGGCCATCCTGGTCCGGACGCTGAGCGAGGCCTGGCCGGAGCTGAAGACGGCGGGCAAGACATCCTATGCCAAGACGAGGGCGCGCCGATGAGCACGAAGCGCGAGGCCCATCTTCTGCCACGCGGCGTTCTCTGCCCGGCCTGCGGCCTGCCATCGACGCGGGTGATCAATAGCCGCCCGGAACATGGCGGCCAGATGCGCCGCCACGAATGCCTGCGCTGCGGCGGCCGTTTCACCACCTTCGAGCGGATTCGCGGTTTCGAGCGGGGCCATGGGCGCGCGGCCGGAGGGCAGGGGTGATGCTGCCGCAAGGACCATTCGACATTCTCTATGCCGATCCGCCTTGGCGGTTTGCCAGCTGGTCGCATCGCGGCGAAGACCGGGGTGCGGTCCAGCACTATCCGTGCATGACCATGGACGAGCTGAAAGCCTTGCCTATCGCCGACATCGCCGCGCCGGATGCGGCGCTGTTCCTGTGGGTCGTCCAGCCGATGTTGCCGGAAGCGCTCGAGCTTCTCGGCGCCTGGGGGTTCACCTTCAAGACCGTCGCCTTCTGCTGGGTCAAGATCAAGGGGCCTTACGGACAGGGCCGTCTCTTCCTCGACAGCCAGGACGTGCGCAAGGGGCTTGGCTATCACACCCGCTCGGGCATGGAGCAATGCTGGCTTGCCACGCGCGGCAAGGGCTACAGCCGCGCCACGATGGGCGAGGCGCAGGTGCATTTCGAGGCGATCCGGGAGCATAGCCGCAAGCCGGACCATTTTGCCGAGGCAATCGAGCGACTGACGGGGCCGAAGGCGCGCAAGGTGGAACTGTTCTGCCGGACGCCGCGGCCCTACTGGAGCCATTTCGGCAACCAGGTCGGCAAGTTCTCGCTGGAGGCCGCCGAATGACCGGCCCCATGCTGTTCATCGTCACAGACCATGCGGAGAAGGCCGTGCGTGGACTGCTCGGCCTGTCGCTGAAGGCTGCGCCGGTCTGGCTGGCGGTCGTGTCTTCGCCGGAGGGGCTGCGCCAGATCCCCAATGGCGCGCCGGTCATGTCCTTGTGGTTTTCCGATGGCTCGCTGGTCGAGGCGCTGTGGCGCGAAGAGCGGGTGCGCAAAGGACGGGTGTTCGATCTCGACTATGGCCGCCATGCCGACCGGATCGCCGACTGGCTGGCCCGGACCGCCGCGCGCGAGGCGGCGCTGATCGCCGAATATTGCGCCGAGCGCGGCGAGGCCGTGCCGGTCCTGGCGCAAATCCATTTCCCATCGGTCGGCGGCGCAATCGCTGCAGTGAAGGGTGAAGCCCGACTGGCGGACGCCGCGGGCGTCGAACCGCCGCCGTCCGTGCCTTCTTCCATCCCCCAGAAACGTGCCGCGAGGTGGTCATGACCGCGATTCAGATCTTTGGCGACACGCCGTTCGACATGAACCCGGCGCGGTTCGAGGCGCTGGCGACACATCAGCGCGGCGAGCTGGTGCGGCTGATGGCCGAGCGGGGCTATGGCAAGGCGGCGCTGGTCAGGATCCTCGGCCAGCCGGTGGAGCACCTCACCCGGCTTTACCGCCTGCGGACCGCCTTTCGCACGGTCGAGTTCGACCGGACGCTTGGCGAGGAGTTTGCTCCGGCCCAGCCGGGGCGGACGAAGCGCGGCATGCTCTCCGCCCGGGCCGAGCGCCTGTTGCTTCTGATCGCGCGCTCGGGCGGGCGGATCACCCGCAGTTTCCATGCGCTGGAACTCGACGCCGGCATGTCGGCCTCGGCCGCCAAGGTGGCGATCGGCAAGCTTCTGGAGCGCGACCTGATCGAGCGCGTCGCGACCGATGCGCGCGGCCGCTCCACCTTCGTCCTGACCGACAAGGGCGGAGAACTGGCCGATGCACTGGCCCAGGCGCCGGAGACGAACGGCGAGGGCGGCGCCGATGCGTGACAAGATGCCCAAGATCCTTCTGGTGGTCGCGCCGACCATCACCGAGGCGCACAAGGCGGCAAAGGCCCATGGCATCGATCCGCAGGCCTGTGCCGGCTTGCTTCGCACCGTCACCCAGGCGCACCGCCTGCGCGGCTGGAGCCAGGGCACGCCGGTCATCTTCACCAACCGCGCCACCTGGGGCCGCAGCGCCGAAGCGCTGGCGCTCGACACGGCGCTCGACGCCTATCTGCGCACCGGCCGCCTGCGCCTGGCCGGCGACGCCGATATCAGCGAACTGAAAGGGGAGATGCGGGCATGAAACCACTCGGCATTGCAGACCCGCGACTGAAAGGCTCGTCCGCTATGGCCGGTCCCATGGAAGAGACGAAGGCGCTCGCCACCATCATCCTGTGGAATTCTGGTCACTTCGACACCTACGACATCGGCCAGGTACTGGACCAGCCGGAGGACGCGGTCTGCCGCACGCTTCACGCGGCGCGGCATGTGGCGAAAAGGGGTGGCGTATGAATATCGCGCTCCAAGGGAAGTCTCTGCCGTTCGCTCTCGACAACCGCATGACGGTGGTCCTCTTCGCCGGTATGGGCGGTGGCTGCGACGGGCTGGAAGAAGCCGGATTTCATGTGCACCTCGCCATCAATCACGATCCTGTCGCGATCGCGGTCCACCAGGTGCGCCACCGCCACACTCGCCACCTGAAGACGGACGTTCTGGACGTCTGCCCGAAGGAAGCGACCAAGGGGCGCGGCGTACGGGCCTTGCACGCCTCGCCGGACTGCACGCATTTCTCGGTCGCCAAGGGCGGCAAGCCGGTGAGCAAGCGCCGCCGGTCGCTGGCATGGGTCGTTTGCCGCTGGGCAGGGCAGGTCCGCCCGGAGACGATCACGCTGGAGAACGTGTCGGAGATCCAGACATGGGGGCCGCTGATCGCGAAACGCGACAAGGCCACCGGGCGGGTGCTCCGGCTGGATGGAAGCGTTGCTGCCAAGGGCGAGCGCGTGCCGGTGCAGGAACAGTGGCTCGTCCCGGATCCGAAGCACAGGGGGCGCATCTGGAAGGCCTGGCTGCGGCATCTGCGCGTTCATCTCGGCTACAACTTCGAGTACCGGGTGCTCGTCTGCGCCGACTACGGCGTGGCGACGATCCGCAAGCGCCTGTTCGGCGTCGGGAAGGCGGACGGCAGCCCGATCGTCTGGCCGGAGCGGACCCACGCACCGCGCAAACTGGCGAAGAAGCTCGGCCTCAAGCCATGGGTCGGCGCAAACACGATCATCGACTTCTCGCTGCCGGTCAAATCCATCTTCGGGCGGAAGAAAGAACTGGCCGAGGCGACGAAGCGGCGCACGGCGCGCGGGGTCATGCGCTATGTCGTCGAGGCGGCAAAGCCCTTCATCGTGCCGATCACCCACACCAAGGGGTCGAACCAGGCGCGATCCACCGACGAGCCTTTGTGCGCGATCACCACCGCCAAGGGCGGCGAGAACATGGTGGCGGTGCCTTCCATCGCCAAGTTCCGCACCGGGTCGGTCGGGAACGACATGCGCGAGCCTCTCGCCACCTTTACGGCGAACAGCTTCGATACCAGACCTGGCGGCGCTATCCCGCTCGGTCTCATGGCCGCGACCATGGTGCAGACCGGGTACGGAGAGAGGGAAGGGCAGGCGCCTCGCACGCTCGACCTGATGCAGCCATTGGGCACGCAGGTCGGTGGCGGCAGCAAGGCGGCGCTGGTGTCGGCTTTCCTTGCACAGCACAACAGCGATCCGCGCGCGGATGGGACCAAGGCCGCCCGCAAGGGAAGGGGCGCCGACGAACCGCTTGCGGCCCTGACGACGTCTCCGCAGGTTGCCGTCTCTTCCGTGTTCCTTGCGCAGCACAGTGCCGGTTCGCATCCCGGTCAGCCGGCTCGCGACCCACTCGACCCGGTCTCGACGATCACAAGCGCCGGATCGCAACAGGGTGTCGTCGCGGCGTCCATGCTGGCGTTGCGAGGGACGAGCAAGCACGGTCGGGATATCCTCGAACCGCTGGCAGCGACCTGCGCATCCGGCAACCATGCCGGCCTGATCCTCGGTTTCCTGCAGCACTATTATGGGACCGGCGGACAGGACCAGTCGCTGGACGTTCCCCTTGGCGCTTTGACCTCGAAGGCACGGCACGGACTTGTGACCGTGAAGATCGGCCGCGACACCTATGTCATCACCGATATCGGCGTGCGCATGCTGGAGCCGGAAGAAGGCGCAGCGGCCCACGGCTTCAAGCCCGGTGCGCTTCCGGACCATATCACGATCGACGGCAAGATGCAGAAACTCACCAAGACCCAGAAATACCACCTGGTCGGAAACAGCGTGCCGCCGAAGATGATCCGCCTCCTGGCCGAACTGAACGTGCGGCACGAACTTGTCATGGAGGCGGCCGAGTGAGCACCATCCTCGACGAATTCATCGCCCGGGCTCGCGACCTGTCCTTTGCTGATGCCTGCGACCGGTTGAAGATCCCGGACGCGCCGAAGGGCAAGACGGAATATCAAGGGCCTTGCCCGGCCGAGGGCGGCAAGGATCGATTTTCCGTCAATCGTGGCAAGGGAGTCTGGAACTGCCGTGGATGCTCGACCGGCGGCCATGACGGGATCGGGCTTGCCGCCCATGTCGCAGGCCTCGACCTGCGCAACCGCGCGCAATTCCTGCTCGCCTGCGCCGCCGTGCTCCGCGAGCCGGTGCCGTCGGAAGGCGAGCGCGAGACGGACGAGGAGCGCGAGGCCCGCGAGGAGCGCATCGCCGCGGCCAAGGCCCGCGCCGAACAGCGCCGCGCCGACAATGAAAAGTCGGCGGACGAGCATCGGGCCAAGGAGATCGGCAAGGCGCGCGGCCTGTGGCTGCATGCCGTCGATTGCGGCGCCGACGGAAAAGAGGCCGTCCGCGGCGCGACAGTGATCGCCGGCTATCACAAGGCCCGCACCGGCTTCGACGTGCCGGGCGGCGTGTTCGATCACCTGCGCTTCATTCCCGCCTGCAGCTACTGGCATGGGCAGGACGATTTCGGTCGGCCGGTCTCGATTCATAGCGGGCCTGCTATGGTTGCGCCTTTCGTCGACCCGGCCGGCCACATCGTCGGTTCCCACCTGACATGGATCGACCTCGGACGCGCGCCAAAGCACAGGCCGGATCTCGGCCTCGACGACAAGGGCGAACCGCTTCCGACCAAGAAGATGCGCGGCGCCAAGAAGGGCGGGTTGATCCCGGTCTACGGCGATCCGGAAGTCCGGCGCTGGGTTGGCGGCGAGGGGATCGAAAGCGTGGTCGCCATTGCCGGCCCGGAGGGTTTTCGCGCCGACACCTTCTATTTCGCCGCCGGCGACATCGGCAATCTGGCTGGCCCCGCCGATCCCGATTCGGCATTCTTCCATCCGACGCTGAAGAAGCAGGACACCGCCGGCCGGTGGAAGCGGGTGAAGGTCAAGGGGCCGGTGCCCCGGCGGGCCCAAGGCCCGGACGAAGCCGTCCAGGTGCCCGATCACGTGACCGAGTTGGTGCTGATCGCCGACGGCGACAGCGAGCCGGTGGCGACCGCCTCCGACATGGCCCGCGCCGAGGCACGGCTAGGCCGGGAAGGGCGAAGCGTCACCACCTGGTGGCCACCGGAAGGACAGGATTTTGCCGACGCCATGGTGGCCGCGATGGCGCAAGCGGACGGGACAGAGAATGACTGACAAGCAGAAGCCGGGCATTCCGGAAGCCGTCGCGCGCATCCTCGCCGAGGCGACCGCCCAGCGGGCCGGATATACCCAAAACCCCGAAACCCCTGAAGGCCCTGCGGGCGAGACTGTCGCGGCCGTGGCCGGAGACAGCGATGCCGATCCGGCCATTGTCGAATTCTGCGCCGAGATGGACCATTCCGACACGGACAACGGCAAGCGCCTCAGGCTGCACTTCGGCGACGACCTGCTGGTGGTCGCCCAGGAGAAGGGCAAGAACCCGACCTTCGCCGTCTGGACCGGTTCGCACTGGGATGTCGCCAATGGCGGGCCGAAGGCCAAGGCGATCGGCCAGCGCCTCGGCGACCGGATCGCGGCCGAGGTTCTCTACATCAAGCCCAATCCCTACGAGCAGATGGTGATCGACCAGGCCGAAGAGGCTCGCAAGAAGCCGGAAGGCGAGCGCGGCGCGCTGGAAAGGAAACTGATCGCCGAGGCCGACAAGGCGCTGGAAGCCCATGGCAAGCGGGTGAAACGCCGGCTCGACCATGCGGTGACCTCGAAGAACGTCGCCAAGATCAACGCCATGCTCGAAAGCATCGCGCCGCACATCATGCGCAGCCCCGACGATTTCAACGCCGACAAGTGGATGGTCGCGGTCAAGAACGCCACGCTTCGATTCGAGCGCACCATGGCCAAGCGGAAAAACCCGCGCCATGTCAGCCTCGAGGAAACGCCGGACGCGCCGGAGCTCATCGAAGTCTGCACCGATTTCCGCCTCAAGGTGATCGACGGCCATCGCCGCAAGGACCTGATCACCAGCGTCGCGGCCGTCTCCTACGATCCGAAGGCCACGTGCCCGACCTGGGACGCCTTCATATCGAGCAAGCTGCCCGACGAGGCGGTGCGCCGGCTGGTTCAGGTGAGTTCGGGTCTCAGCATGCTCGGGATCACCGTGCAATATCTGTTCTTCCACTACGGAAACGGGGCGAACGGCAAGTCGGTCTACATGGAAACGCTCTGCCGGGTGCTGGGCGAGGCGGCCGTGACGCTACCCTCGACCTCGATCATCGGCGAGGGTGGCTCCTCGGGCGGCGCCTCTACGGCAAGCGATTGCTGCGCGTCAAGGAGCTGCCGGAGGGCGAGGATCTGCGCGAGAACCTGGTCAAGGAGCTGACCGGCGGCGAGACCGTCACGGCCCGCGACCTGTTTTCCGGATACATGGACTTCGAACCGAAATTCATCGCCATGATGAGCGGCAACGGCTATCCGCGCATTTCCGGCACCGACGACGGCATATGGCGGCGCATGGCCGTCATCCACTGGCCGCGCCAGATTGCCAAGGAAGACCGGCGCGAATTCCAGGACGTGATCGCCAGTTTCGAGCCGGAATATCCGGGCATCCTCAACTGGCTGATCGAGGGCGTGAAGATCTACCTGCGCGAGGGGCTGGTGATCCCCGAGGCCGTGGTGCAGGCAACACAGGCCTATCGCGACGACATGGACCGCACGGCGGCCTTCGTCGCGCGCTGCATCCAGCGCGACGACAATGCGCCGCCTGTCGAGGGCAAGGTGCTTTACCAGGCCTTCTGCGACTTCACCATCGACCAGGGCGGCAAGCCGATGAACAACACCGCCTTCGGGCGCGACATGGGCAAGAAGTTCGAAAAGGACCGATCGTCGGGCGTGGTGCTCTATCGCGGCATTCGCCTCGTCAACGTGCCCCATGTCGATCGCGGACAGGAGCCGCCGCCCGGCCGCTTCGATCGCGACGAACCCTTCCCGGAGCCATTCTGATGACCCCGCAACCCCTTTGCGACTTTGTCCGAACCGTCAGAAATCGCCTCAAACTGTCTGACAGTACCGACAGTTGGCCGGATAGTTCGCCGGATAGTTTCAAGGGGAAAAGTTGAGCGAAATCAACGGCGGCTGACAGTTCGGATAGTTTTGGCGGGTCTATACGTAAAGGGTGTGGGGAGGTGTGGAGGAATGCCTATGTTATGCGGGGGACAACTATCAGAACTGTCTAAGTCTATGAAATATAATAATAAAACTATCCGTAAACTGTCAGAATAACTGTCAGAACTATCAGAAAGGGTTTCTGCCATGAAAACGATGACCATTGAGGCCTTGCTGACCTGGGCTTTCACGGCCGAACTCTGTAAGTTGGGCGGTGGCGGCGATGGCTTGAGCGGGGTTGCGGCCTCGTCCTGGTCCATGGTCGACAACTTTGCCGCGCTCGGCACGCTGATCGACCGCTCGCCCAACGCCTATGGTGTCATCCCCGGCTTCATCGAGGACGGCGAGCCCCATCCGGACGCTCTGGTGGTCGGGGATGCGGTGCGGGCGCTGGCCGGTCGCGGCTTCGACATTCCCGAGGGCTGGCGGCCTTTCCCCGAATGGCCGGATGAGCACGGGCTGATCGCGGCGGAAGTGGCGCGCGTGGTCGGCGAGGTCAGGCTGAAAGGCGAGCGGCTGGCCGGGCGCCACGTCGTCGCGCTGGTCACCAGCGCAGCCATCCTCGGGCGTGGGCCGGACTGGGAGGTGGCCGAGCCGAAGACCCGCATGGTGGAGATCGGCGGCATGCCGGCATGGTTCGTCCTCAAGAAGACGCGCGACACCTTCGGGCGGGTCTATGAGTTCGAGGCGGATGGCCTCGACCGGGTGAAGCGCCGGCCGAAGCGCGGCGCCTATCGCAAGTTCGAGCTGTCGTCCTCGATCCGCGGCGCGATCCTGTCGCGGCTGGACTGGGAACTGTGGCAGGATGCGCTGGCCGACATGGCCGAACGGCTCGACGGGCGGCTCGAATCGCACCGGATCGCGCCGTTCTATCCCGATCGACATCCGTGGAGACGGTCGGCGCGGCGCGCAGTCTCCGCCTAAGGCATTGAAAAAGATCAACAAACATGCGGCATTCTGGCTCTTGATCTGCGACGGTTGGTTGACATAGAGTAAGCACAGTGAAAAAGGTTCGAAAAACCCGCTCGGCGAAAGCCCGGCGGGTTTCGCATTTGTGGGGCTTATGCCATGGCCGATCTGACCATCAAATGGCAGGACGTCGCGGGCATGCTTCGTGTCGAGAACGCCATGAAGCGGCTCGATGGCCCGGAAAAGATGCTGGTCCTGCAGCGCGCGGTCAATCACACGGGCGACAAGGCGCGGACACAGGTTGCGCGGGTGCTGTCGAAGCAGACGGGCCTGCCTTACGGGGTGATCCGCAAGGCGCTCAAGACAGATCGGGCTTATGGATCGCGGCAGGAGTTCGTCGGCGGGCCGGTTTCGGTCAGCACGGATGCCAGCCTTTCCTATACGATCCGGGCATCCGGCGGGGATATCTCGCTCAAATACTTCAAGGCGCGCGAAACGCGGGCGGGCGTCACGGCCTCACCATTTGGCGTTCGCAGGCTTTACAACCAGGCCTTCATGAAGGGTGGCCGCTTCCCCAACCGCGTGACGGCAAAGGGCCTGAATGGCCACGTCTATCGCAGGACGGGCGGGGGCAGAGGGCCGCTTGAACTGTTGAACTCGGGCGTGGTCATCCCATCGGAGATGATCTCCGGAGCATCGGCCAAGGCCTTCACCGAAACCGTGTCGACCGAGCTGCCTAAGCGCACGATCCACGAGATCGGGGCATTGGTCCCCGGCTTCTTCGACTGACCCACCCCCCCCTGGTCAAGGGACCGTACCCGGCCCCCACCCCCTGCGGGCGGAGTTGCTCCCGATATCTGGGCAGACAAACGGGTCAAAAAATTGGGTTAACGGGGTTAACGTGGTTAACGCGGGGGTTAACAGTCAGGTTAACGGATGACGGATGTGATGTGGTCGATCTCGCAGATTGCTGCGAGAGACGGCGTTTCAAAGCCGGCGGTGTCCAAGACCGTGAAAAAGCTGATCGAGGATCGGCCCGATACGCCCGTCGAGCGCGGCGGGCAGGGGCAGGTCATGAAGGTCTCGCTCGCGCACTATGATCACTATCGCCAACGGTTTGTGAACCCGGCCAAAGCCAGTGCTCCGATCAGGCCGGTGGTGCCGGCCGCATCAGTGCCGCCGATCAACCCCAGCGACAGCTTTGACGAGGCCCGGCGCCAGTCGGAATGGCTGAAGGTTGGTCGCGAGAAGATCCGTCACCAGGAGGAGTGCGGCCAGCTGGTGCGCCGCGACCGTCTCGAGGACGGCCATAGGGCCATCGGCGCGGAGCTTCTGTCGATCATTCGGCGTCTGCCCAACCGCGCCGACGACGTTGCGCTGGCAGTTTCGAAGGAAGGCGTACACGGCGTTCGGGTTCTGTTGCGTCAGATTGCGTTCGAGATCGGCAACCAGATGGCTGACAAGCTGGCAGAGCTCGCAGACGCAGCGCCGGAAACCGATCCGATGATCGAGGACGAGGAAGCGTGACAATCCATCCGGGAGCCCTCAGGCTTGCGGCCTCGGCGCTGTCGTCGGCGATCCGGCCACAGCCTCCGGTGCCGTTCGACCGGTGGCTGGCGCAGAATATCGTGCTGGTCGACGGGCCGAAGAAGGGAGAGCTCTGGTCGGTTGAGGACGGGCCCTATCTCGTCGAGATTGCGCAGTGCCTCAGTCAGGAGCACCCCTGCAATCTGGTGTCGGTGCGCAAGGCGCAGCAGACCGGCGTGACCATTTTGGCGCTCGCCTGGTCGATCTACATCGCCGAAAACTGCCCTGACAACGTGCTGTATGGTGTGCCGGGTATCGACGCGCTGCAGGACATCAACTCCGGCAAGCTGCAGCCGCTCATCGACGAGTGGCAGCGCAAGACCGGAAAACAGATCATCTTCCCGACGACGAGCCGTTCGGGTGTCGGCTCGACGACCTACGAGAAGAAATTCCCCGGCGGGGCGATCTATCTCGCCAACGCCAACACTGTCATGGATCTCTCGGCCAAGACGACACGATACGGCGTCAAGGATGAGGTGTCCAAATGGCAGCTGCTGCCGAATGGTGCGGATCCGGAAAACCTCTTCTTCGGCCGCTTCACGGCGTTTCGCAGGCAGAAGAGCTACAAGATCCTCGAGCTGTCGACGCCCGAGCTCGACAGCGGCGATGCGCTCGGCGAAGGCCCCGGACATTGCCGAATCGACCGGTCGTTCCGCCGTTCCGACCAACGGTTCTGGCACATAGCGTGCCCTGAATGCGGGACGGAACAGGTTCAGGTCGATGCAAACCTGCTGATCGATCGCGGCCACCCGCACAAGACGGTGATGGCCTGCATCAAGTGCACGCATCACATCTCGGAGATGGAGCGGGTGCAGGCCGTCCGGGCGGGCCGCTACATACCGTCGCTGACGGGACCGGACCGCCATCCGGGCTTCCACGTCGATGCGTTCATGTCGCTGATGATGTCCTACGAGGCTATCGCCGAGGACAAGATCAGTTATGAGGCAAAGGGCGAGGCGGGGGCCAAGGACTATCACAACCTGGTGCTGGCTCTGCCCTACCAGATGAAGGGCAACGCACCGGACCACCAGCGCCTTATGGAGCGGCGGGAAAACTATCTCGCCAGCACGATCCCCTCCGGCGGCTTGATCTTCGTCGCCGGCGCCGACGTGCAGTCCTATGGCATCTATTGCGAGGGCGTCGCTTTCGGCGAGGATCGGCAAAGCTGGAACGTCTTTGCCGAGTTCTTCGAAGGACCGACCGACAATCCACAGGCCGGCGCGTTTCGTCTGCTCGACGAGTATTGCTCGCAAGAGTTTCCAGACGCCTTCGGTGTACTGCGGAAGATCGAGGCGCTGGGCGTCGATAGCGGTTACCGCACGAACCAGGTGCTGGAATTTTGCCGCCGTCGACCGGACACATACGCGCTCAAGGGGCAGCCGGGCCGCGGCATCCCGGCCATCAGTGCCCCGGTCAGGAAGTCCGTCACCAAGCGCGGCAAACGCAAGCGCTTCGGCTCGGCGATGAACTGGAATGTCGGGACATGGTCGCTGAAGGCCGAGCTCTACGGCAACCTGCACAAGGTTGGTCTGCGTTCCGGCGAGGCCTCTGACCCGCCGGGTTACTGCCATTTCCACATGGAACTTGGCGAGGAGTTCTTCCAGCAGCTGACGGCGGAATACTTCCACCAGAAGCTGACCAAAGGAAAGCTTCACGAGGAATGGGCGCTCAGACGCGAGCACAACCACTTCCTCGACTGCCGGATCTACGCGATGGCCATGGCTGAGCATCTCGGCCTGTCACGGCTGACCAAGAGCCAATGGGCGGCGCTTCGGGCGAAGCTGGAGCCGGAGACGGTCGCGGATCTGCTGTCGAGCACAAGCCAGATGGTCTTGGCAAGGGAGACAGCCGCGGCGCCGATCCAGGCGAGCCGTGATGCAACAGAGACAAAACCGCCTGACAAGGCGAAGACGAACCGGTGGGCAAAGCGCAAATGACGGAAAAGCCGAAGGTCAGGGTCAAGGCGGTCGGGGTTCCCCGCAACGCCCGGCCGACCGCCGCCTATCTGCGCGATACGCCTTCGGGAGTGATCGCGTCCCGGCCGGCTTCGCTGCGCGAGCATCGCGACGAGGTTCGGCGCGTCTGGTGGCGTGCGGCCGGGCTTGCCATGGATCTGATCCAGAATTCGGGACGCCTTCGCGGCGCCACCGACCAGATCATTGCCGATACGGTCGGCGTCGAGCTGGCGCTCAACCCGAAGCCGGATCTGACGCGGTTCGGCTACAGCGACCGGGAAGCCATCGAGTGGGTGCGGCTGGTCAAGGGGCGGTTCAAGACCTGGGCATGGAACCCAATCGAGTGCGACTTCCGTGCCAAGTTCACCCTGCCGCAGCAGACAGACATCGGCATCCGGCACTGGCTGGCCTTCGGTGAAAGCCTCGGCGTCGTCGATTATCTGCCGCGGTCGCAGCGACTTGCCGGCTGCCGGACGGGCACCAAGTTCCTGATGCTGCAGCCGCAAAAGCTGGTGCAGGAGACCAACGAGTTCGAAGGGCTGTTCCAGGGCGTCGTCCATGATGCCTATGGCCGCCCGACGCACTACCGCTTCGAGGAGAAGCGGGCCGGGATCACCGGAAAGCGGGATTACCCGGCGCGCGACCGCGACGGACGCCAGCTGGTCATGCACGCCTTCGACCCGTTCTCGTCGGACGATGTGCGTGGGATTTCGGTTCTCGCCTCGACGTTCCGCAAATACCTGATGGCGGAGAACGTCGACGACGCGGCCGCGCAGGTGCGATTCCTGCAGACGATCTATGCCGTGACGCTGACCAGCGACCGGCCATCGGCTGACGCTTTCGAGGCGCTTGAGGCGCTGAAGGAAACCGGGGCGGACAATGCCGCGGACATCGCGACCGATTTCGTCGACTACTTCAAGGCGCAGCTCGACCGCGCCGCCGAAAGCGAAGTGCGGCTCGGCGCCGGCGCCGGCGTGTCGCACCTGGCGCCCGGCGAGGAGCTGAAATTCCAGACGCCGGATGCGCCGGGCACGGATTACCCGGAATTCATCAGCGCCCTTCACCGGGAGACGGCGCGGGCGCTCGGCATCAGCTATGGCGGTTACACGCTCGACTATACCAAGGCGACCTACGCCTCGACCATGATGGAGAATTCGGCGCTCTGGCCGATCGCGCAGCGCCGCACCGACCGGATCGCCGCGCCACATGTGCTGGTTCCCTATGCCAGCTGGCTCGACGAGGAGATCGAGGAAGGCCGGATCCCGTTCAAGCCCGGCGTCGAGGTCTATCGCGCCAACCGGGACGCCATCCAGTGGGCCATATGCCTTGGCCCGTCCAAGCCGACGGCCGACGACGTGAAACGCGCCAAGGCCGCCAGCGAGCGCATCGCCAATGGATCCTCGACGCTCGAGGATGAATGCGCCGAACTCGGCAAGGATCCGGAAGAGGTCTTCGAGAGCCGGCTGCGCTGGCACAAGCGATACAAGGATGCCGGCATGCCGTCGCCCTTCGAACGGGGGCTGCCAAGCGATCCCTCCGGGGGCGGCGAGGACGAGGACAAGCCCGCCTCGGGCAAGCAGAAGGCGGATGCCTGATGGCGATGGTGACGATCAACGGGGCCAGCGTCGATGCGGACGATCCGTGCGCGCTCTACCAGGCGCTCTATGCCGTCAAGTTGCGCATGCTCTCCGGCGAACAGGTCGGCGAAATGTCGATCCAGTCCCCGGTGACGCGAGAAGCGGTCGTGTTTTCACCGGGCAGGCTGGCGGATCTGGACAGGGAACTGGTGCGGCTGTCGGAAGCCTGCACGCTCAAAACAACCGGCCGGCGCGTCACGCGCCGCTGGAAGTTCCGGTACTGAAGGACAAGAGCCGATGAGCTTTCGATATGGTCATATTGCCCAGCGGCTGTTCGATACGCCGCTGATGTACGACCCGCGCAAGGCAGAGGCCTTCCTGCATGGGCTGGGCAGCCGTATCGCCGGCGACACGATCGTCATCACCAACCCGGAAGGGGCTGTCGATCACAAGGCCGGCGGCAATGGGCGCCCGATCGCGGGAAAGATCGGCAATCGCCTGGAGCGGGCCTATTCGCGGGCCAACATGCTGCCGTTCGACATGATCGACAATGTCGCGATTATCCCGATCGAGGGCAGCCTGGTGCACAAGGGCGGATGGATCGGGTCGAACTCCGGCGAGACATCCTATCAGGGTCTGCAGGCTCAAGTCGCCATGGCCCGGCAGTCCAACCTGGTGCGCGGCGTGGCTTACGAAGTCGACAGTTACGGCGGCGAAGTGAACGGCGGGTTCGAAGCTGCGGCCGCGATGGC